GGTAAGTTCTTGCTGGTCCGTCGCTGCGTTCAGAATGTCGTCAACAGGGGAGCTGTTGGTCCGGTCAGACCAGTAGCAGAACGTTGAACCTCCGGATACCCCGGTCGGGTTTGCCGTCTGCGCTTCTCCGGTAAACTGGTTGCCAGAATCCCAAGAGTTTGCGGTCATCGCGGTTGCGATAAGGTCACTTTCTCTTTTGAGAAGCATCTTGTCGGTCAACAGTTCCGTCGCGTCGGCGTGTAGATCGAAGATTGAGTCCGCGATCTTAAAGTCCTCGTCTGTGAGGATTTTCTTCAAGGCCCATCGCTTGACTGCATACGTGCCTTTGGTTAGGCCGTATTCTGTCGCGACCGATGGAGTCCCTGCAGCGCGTTCCTGAACCTCATCCCTCATGAAGTCTTCTTGGTTGTACTTCCAATACTGACCTGCTTTGTCCTCGACGGGGAGGTTGGGACACACTAAACTTGCTACGAACGCATCATCGGCTTGGGTGTATTCCTCACTGTAATTAGTGAGCGCCCTGCTGATGTGCATCATGTCATAGGTTGGTTCCATTTTTCTTCACCTCCTTATGTCGAAGTCACAAAGAACACCCAAATTGCTCCGGTGTCCGCATTCGTAAAGGTCGTGCTGTGCGCGTAGGCTAAACCGAGTGTCGTTGCTGCTGTTACTGATGCACCTGCGCCGCCGATTGCGGAAGCTTGGATAGCCGCTGTTGCACCTGCCTGACCACAATTCGCCGACGTGAGCGATAGCACACCGCCGGTTACTACGCCTGCAGTCGAGGTCAACGTTAGCGAACCGCTCTTGCCTGCTACACTGCAAGGTGTATCAATCACCGCATACATTGACTTGATAGTCCCCGTTGCAGGAACCGGAATGCCTGTGACGATATTCCCGTCACTCAGAAGTGTAGCGAGTGGTATTCTCACTGGTTGAATCACTGGTGCGCCTGCGGATACGCCGAGGCTTGGACCCTTGTTGTCGAGTAGAACTTCGCCTATGTCGCCAGCGGCTTGCTGAGTCATCGCTACACCGACGATTGGGTTTGATCCAGTTGCGTGAATGAGGGTTCCTGATCCATCGTTCGAGGCTTCCATAGCCCACCCTGGGATTGCTCCGCCAACTCCCACAAGGTAGAACGATTTGCCGGTTGTCATAACCATGCAAATGTCATCCAAGTTTCGCGGGTTGGTTTGAAGTATGCCCATTGAAGGCGCGGCTGTAGCTCCGATAGCGGCTCGTCCGTTGCTGTCGATCTGAACGACTGAGTAAATGAGGCCTGTTGGGTTCGTAATGTCGGCAGTGCAGATGCTCGTATCTGCATGCATCGAATATACATTGCCCATTTGTTCAGTTGCCATTACGCTCGACCCCTTCGCGTCTCAATCTCGTCTTCGTAAGCGCCTGAAGTATTGTAGGCTTCACGAAGCAGAGCTGTTTTCTTGACCTTGCCGCCGGCTTTCTCCATTGCTTGCTTTACGATAGCATCAACTTTGCCTTGCGGCGAGTCAGGAGTGTAGCCTTTGCCAAGTTCCTCGAAAGACTTGCTTGCTGTCATGCTCTTCGCCATCAGCTTGCTTGTGCCGGTAAGACCGTCTTCCAGACCTTTGTAGACGTCTGGCGCTTTGGTCGCGACTTCGCGCAGGATGTTGGCGAGGTCCGGAATCGCAAGGTTCTCAAAATCCTTCGCCTTGTTTCCGAAGACTTCGACTTGTCTTTCTTCTTCGTATTTAGCGGCCTTCGCCATCGCCTCTTTAGCGATCTTCTCATTCTCTGCGCTCTTTTTGAGAAGCATTTCGACGTAAGGCTTCGCTTCCTTCGGGACGTTTGCCAGATCAGGCAGTTCGCTTCCGCTCTTTGCCATCCCTGTCTTTACTTCCGGAGTCTCTGCAGGTTTTTCGCCGCCAAGTAGTTGAGGCAGCGAGCCTACGACGCCCTTTAATTCGTCAGCGCCAAGTGCCAGTGAACGCACGCCGAGGCGTGTATATTCCTGGACCTGCTCACTCGTCCCTTCTTTTTCAAAGAGTTCAGTAAGCTTTGCGTCAACTGTTGCGTCCAACTCTGGAAGAGTCTCCATGAAATTGTCTTCCATGATGTTCTCCTATTTTTTAATTCAATGGGCAGTCTGCGCCTTCACAGGTCGCTACTATCGTGTGCATTTTGTTCGCTGCTTGTGCAACGAACCCGACCGTTGCCGGTCGTATCTTTGTCAGTTTCAGGATCGTATCGACATCTCCGGTGTTCTTCGCCATATATCCAGGCGGAGCTTCGCCGTAGAGGCCTTCTAATCTCCCGAACATGCTCTGACCCTTGTAGGTTCCAGCGTCGATTTCCTTTTTCAGGTCGTCTGAAACGCTGTGTGCTACACGCCAACTGCCAACAGGTATGTCACGATCTCCAAGCTTTTCAGGTTGGCTCGTGATGTAACTCTCAACAACTCGTGCGTCGGCCAGTTTCTGGTGCTCGGTATCCGCCAGCTGCGAATGCTCCATATACCAATGTGCCGCGTCTGTCAAAACTTCCGGGGGCGCCCAATGGTTTTGGTCATCCAGCTGGTTCGGCGCATAAACAACCCCTTGCACCACGTTCCTTTTGTCAGGGGCATCGGCCATAAACAGCCCGAATTGATGCTCGTTATCAGATAACGTAGCGGACTTACTCATATTTGAACTTGTGCTATTTGTATCACCGGATGTTCCGGTCGGCCAGCCCAATTTCTTCGAGTAAGCAGCTAATTGTCCGGCTATCTTTGCTTTGTCTGCAGCCGGTATTCCCTGCGCCTGATCAAACCTTTCTTTCGCTGCGCGAATGGCGTCAGGAATAGCAAATAATACACCATCAATGACCGTAGCGATCGGGAATTTCATGTCGCTTGTTTTTCCGGTCCCTGGATCATATAGGAAGGCTCGCCCATATTTGCCCGTGTCAATCGTTCCGTCAGGCTTCTTAGCCCACGCTTTGAGTGTTTTGCGTGCCTGTCCTTCGTTCCAGCCAATATCTTCGTGCGCTAGTGGTAACGCTGCGGCTTTCGCCATGTCGATTGCCACGAACTGAGGCTCGATCCCACCAGCTAAAACTCCTTTTATTACCTTAATCTTACGAACGAGCTCCGAAGCGGCGAGGTTTACAGAGCCAGACTTAGCCATCTTCGTGAGGACTTTCGGATGTGGCAGCACAAAGTCTGCCATGATAGTGTCGCCTACGCCCTGGCCGAGCGCTATCGTGAGGTCCGGATCAAGGTTGTCAAGTTCTTGTGCGAGGTTGTCTTGCCATTCAAGGACTTCATTAGGTTTAGGTCCGCGAGCGTGGCCGTCTTTGCCCCTCAGCATATCCGGAACCTGATGCAGGATTGCTACGTCAGACCGCTTCAATCCTAGCGGCGCGAGGTAATTCGTATCGAACATCGCTCCCGCGACGCCTACCATTGGTTTGCCGCGTTTTAGCTCAGTCTCATCCGGCGAACCTTCAACGAATGCTATGAGTGGCTGTCCTTCTTTTAGGACTGGTATTTGCGGTTCCACGGCGCTCTTGTGCATATCGTTCCAGCCGAGCCGCTTTGAATAACCTGCCAGGACTGAGGCGATTCGAGCTTTAGCAGCGGCAGGAATACTGCTTCCAAGCAAGCGCCCTTTTGCCGCTCGAATCGCATTCGGCACCGCAGTAAGTGTCCCGTTTATAACTGTCGCTATGGGGAATTTGTATGACGTCAGTAAAGTTGACGGGGTGCCGTGAAACAAGAAGCCCTGTCCGTACTTGGCCGTATCAACTGTTCCATCTGGTTTTGTAGCCCATTTCCGAAGTGCGGCTCTTGCGGCACCCTCATCCCACGTAGTTCCTGCCGAGGCCATTGGCATACCTGCTTTGGCTAACGGCAGATTCACCTCTTTTGGATTGGTGAACATTGGAGAAAGCGGCATACGGTTGCTGATCCGCAAGCCACGCTTTTTCATTTCGTTGTAAATGTTCTCGCCTGGCGTGACGAATGCGTGCGCTGGCTGATCCATTCGGATTGCGTCGCCGAACCATTCGTTATAGGCTCCCCACGCCTTAGCGAGTTGTGCGTCCGAAAACTTACCGAGGACGGCTGGTGTGACGCTCACTGAAGCAATGAGCGATTGATCCAGGGCGCCCTTCTCTAATTCTTGTTCTGAAATCGACATATCTTATGCCCTCCTCGTCTTAGTTCGTGCTGTTACCTTCTTTTTGGGTTTAGGTTTAGTAGGCGCCTGCGTCGGCTTGGCCAACGGCGGAGGCGCTGCAGCGGCGCGTGCCTGTGGTTCTGCCGCTGTGACTGTTGTGCCTGCGAGGTCCGCTGACGTCTCGTTAGTTGTCGGCCCTTCTACCCACGCTGCCTGCTGTGGTGTGGCTGCTGCTGCTGCTGCCATCGCTTCTTTAATGTGGTTGGCAATCTCGTTGTTCGCAGTTGTGTCCACGTGTGGCAGTCCCGCCTCGTCGAGTATTGCATTCAAGAGGTCGTCGTTGGGGAAAATCGCTGCGCTCGCCTTGACGAGGTTCGCCATCAACTTGCCGAGGTCATCAACCTCAGTCTTAGCGACGTTGCCGTGAACCAGTTTCGGAATGCCTGAAACTGCGCCGAAGTCGTTGTATTCGGCCAACTGCGTCATCGCCTGCTTGTTTATTGTTTCGCAGATAGCATCGCAGATTGATTCGATAAACATAACAAAGAAACTCGATTTATTGCTCGAGAGTGCGTAGGAACCTGGACCGCCTGTTGGAAGCAGCATAAAGTCAGCCTGCAGTCCTCGAGCGATCTCTGCCTGGTATCTTTGGATAGGCTGGATTGTAGGAAGTCCTGTTTGACGTGTGGTAAGTTGCTGGCCGCCGGTAAGACCTATCGCATACATCGGGACGCTGGTTGCTGGCCACACATCTGAAGGGATAACAAAGTTAGCGTCTTCATTTCTGCGAACGTTATCGGCAATGTCCTGATACTTCTTGAGCACTTTTCTGTTCTTAGAAAGCCAGTTCTCGGACGGGATTCGCACTTCTGGCAGTCCCGCTACGTTTCGCTCAATGCCGATAAGCTCGATAAGCTCGAGTTTGTGTTTCGCGTACCAAGCCATATAGACACCGCGCCACCAACTTTCACCTTCAGGGTTGTTCTTGGTGCTGTTGTGGCGGAAGTGAATGCACTTCTCTATCGGGATAGCGATAAATTCTGATGCAGGAATAAGCACTTGCTGTTTGAAGCCTGTGAGCTCCTGCGTCGTCGGGTCGAATGTCCACTGGTAAACGGTTTCTTGTGGCCTGAATCCCCACTTCTTCCAGCCTATGTGGCCGTCAGGGCGGCGCATCCAAACCATCTCAAACAAACCGAAGCCCATATCAGGATAGGTTAGGATCTCATTCAACTTCTCCTGCCACGACATATCGAGTGAATTGAAAATACAATCAGTAGCAAAGTCTGCGAAGGCCTTGTCGCCGCTAAGCGTTCCGGCAGGTTGTATGAAAAACTCGACCTGATGGATAGCCATCTTCGTAGCGTTGCCGACAGCCGCAACCGTGGCGTCGGTCCCCATCATAGTCTTATAGGTGCGAAGCCGTTGCTTGCGGTTCTGTAACTTAGGAAGCCACTCTTCTAAGATGAACCCATAAGCTTCTCGCAGTCCTGGCTTACCGATCTCAGCCATTGAACCGGCAGGCCGTCCGGCTCCTGGCGCTCGGCGTTTCGCCGGAGTCTTCTTGCCTGTAGCTTTTTTAGTAGGTGCCATTGTTAATCACAACTGGTCAATGTATTCGTAGGGTCCGCGCCCGTAGCTGACTCCTGGCATAATGCTTTTGTAAAGCCGGCGTGTCAGGGAAAAAGTGTAGACGCCGTATCTCATAGCGTCCATAAGATCATCGAAGCCTGCTTTCTTGTTCGGCAGTTCCATAACTCTACCCGCCTGATCCTTCGCTCGTTGGTAGCCGCCGATTTCAGAAAGGAAGTGGTCGCATTGAGTATGAATCTTGATACTATATTGCCTAACGGCGCCAATGCCGTCGAGGACATTCTTCTGCGCTGGCTGCGCGTTTAATCCGCCAATCTGCATCTCTTTGATGCTCGCAGGATTCGCCGAGTCACAATAAATAGGGATGTTTTCGGCTATGCCATTCGCGTTCAATTTGGACTTGATTGAATCAATGAAGTCTCGGTTAAGCTCCTCGCGCTGATACACCTCGTCAATGACGTAGAGGTCGTGGTTCTCATCGTCAATGCCCATCACGCAGAAGGCTGAAGGGTGCGAGTAACCGAAGTCAGCACCTCCGATGATCGTATCGAACTTCGTCTCTCTCGGCTCGAAGCCCCACGGCTCCCAGTTCTCATAGACCATCGCTCCGAGTTCACCCCAGAGTCCGAGCGTGTACACCTTGAATCGGTTCTTGTCCTTGATATTCTCAAGGGATTTCTTGTAAGCCTCATCAATAAACTCGTTGTCTTTATAGGTGTAGTGGCGAACGCTTGTGTCTTCATCTTCCAATGGTTGATCCTGTGCGTCAAAGAACAGTTCGTGCAACCAATGGTTCCGGTCGATAGGATTGAATGTTAAGATAAGTTGTCGGGATTGTCCTTCGGGAAGTTCACGGCCACGAAGGCGCATCCGGATCATCTCAAATTCTTCAAGTGAAAGCTCTGTCGGCTCCTCAATCCACATCCCTGAGATATCGGTAAGGGACTTGATTGAGGCTGCAACCTCACCGCCTTGAGAATCCACGATCGCCATTCCTTGTATGACTGATCCGTTCTCGAACGTGATCTTCATAGTGGTGTTGTTGGGATGATACGGGATCAGATTCTCATTCAAAATCTGAATGAGCATTCGGTAAGCCGTAACGCGCAACCGTGGCGACCACGCTCGCATTACGATCGTCATTGAATTAGGATACTTGAGCGACTTCATTATGACTTTCTGCGCCGCGGCGACTGAATTATGCGTTACTGTAAAGTCTTCAAGGAGATACCTACCGTCGCCGTCGAGTTGGAAGCCAACCCATTCGCCTTCCCCGTCTGGTTCAACTTTTATGGACGTTGCGCCTTCGGTTGACCCAAACTGGTGCGATGTTCTGGTTGCCTGCTTTCTGGCGATCTTAGTCGGAATCATGTTTACAGCGCCCGTAATGTGCAGACGCCAATAAAGTCCCTCGAAACCGATAGATTTGATCGTCTTCTTGACTTTGCGACACGAACAACGCAGCCCTAGTGAATGACAGATGTACCGCACTTGTTTTGCGAGTTGTTCGTCTTTCTGAATAAAATCAAAGCCCCCGTGACTTATTGACCCGTCTGTGTCTATAAGTCCAGCCAGCAACGCCAAGCGCGTCTTTCGACTACCGTAAAGAAAATCGTCGGGAATATGCTTGTTATTAAGAAGATTGTAATGCTGGAATGCGTGGAGCAGCACCGTAGCGACGCCACCTTTATTTCCATTTGTTAGGTGGTAGCTTCTTGCGGAGGTTCCTTTTTTAC